CAAGCAGCAGTCCAGAACATCAGAGGCGTCGGTTTTGTTGATCGTGACGAACTAACAGTTATCCAGCTTGCTTCAAGACTTACAGAAGACTACGGCGGCAAGGTAGATAGGCTTTCTCAAGCCTACGCAAACATTGCAAGTACGGGTAAATCTAGCTTGGCAGATATAAATAAGTTTACTGCTCAAGGCGTCCCTATCCTTAAGCAACTAGAGAAAAACCTCGGCGTAAATCGTCAAGAACTACTCAAACTAGCTAAAGATGGAAAAATCAGCGCTCAACAAGTATCCGATGCACTTATAGACATTGCCAATGCCGGAAGAGACTCCAGCTTGGAAACCGAAGATGCTTGGTACGATTCTTGGAAGAGTATCAAGGATAGTGCCAACAAATCTTTGAACGCAATAAAAGTAATTTTGCGACCTTTTGTATCTGACATTAAAAAAGTTGCCTTGAAGATCATGGAGTACTTTGCTGAGGTGTACAAGTTTGTAGTTGAGGGAGCTGTAAAAGCTGCAACTGGAATGACCCGGGCCTTTGCCGGAGGCTTTGAGGGGCTAGCGGACAAACTTACGGAGCTAGACAAGCTCCCTGGTGTACGACAGTTTCTCGGTGGGGATGGATTACTGCAAGATGCAAAACGCCTTAGAGCTGCCGCTAAAGATTTTCGAGGCAGTGCTGACGAGTTAGAAGGGGTGCTAAAAACCCCAGAGCTTGAGCCACTTGCCAAGCCGACACTACCCGGCCTCCAAGAACTCTCCAGAGACAAAACCACAACCAAAAAAGGACGCGAAAGCCAGTTGGCACAACTGCAAAATGCCTACATTTTGCTCGTGGAGCAGACAGCTGTCCAAAATGAACTGTACGCCGCACAACTCAAAGGCAACGAAGTTGCTGCCGTTCAACTGAACAAAAAACTAAAACTTCTTGAAATCAGCAAACAAGAAAGAGACGTTAATTTAGAACGCATACCTGCCCAAGAGAAAGCTGTTAAGTTACAAACTTTGCAAGTAGAAAAGTACCGTGCAGAGCTAGAAGCGCTATACCAAATTAGCGTTATTGAGCAAAAAATTAACGATGCACGTGATGCAGCTTTAGGAGACAGCAATGCGCGTATAAACCAGTTACAAGCAGAAATACAAGGACGTGGACGCGACTATGAGCTGACCCAGCGTATTCAAGAGCTTGAAAAAGCCGGTGTTGAGAATGCCGCAGACCAAGCAAATGCAGAGTTCCAGCTCTTGGACATTAAAAACCAGCAAATCGAAGCACAGCAACAATTAAATAGCCTTGTAAATCAGCTTGGTACATCTACGACAAAGGTGTTTGAGGACCTTATTTTTGCGACCGACTCTTGGCGTCAAAGTCTTGCCAATGCTTTGCAGACAATGGCAAGCGCCTTGTTCCGCTTCGGACTCAACACACTTGCCGACGCGGGAGATCCTGCGGGCCAAGGGGTCGGGCTGTTCAGCATCCTTGCAGGCAGGTTTGGTAAGAGGGCTAACGGCGGACCCGTAACTTCCGGCTCGCCTTACCTCGTCGGTGAGCGCGGCCCGGAGCTGTTTGTCCCTGGCGCCAGCGGCAACATCGTTCCGAACAACGCGATGGGCAGCAGCAACATCGTCGTTAATGTGGATGCAACCGGATCCAGTGTCCAAGGCAATGGGGACGAGTCCAAGCGTCTGGGCGAGGCCATCGGCATTGCCATCCGCCAAGAGCTGATCAAACAGAAACGTCCCGGAGGCTTGCTCGCGTAATGGCCACTTTCCCCTCGATCACTCCCCGCTACGGCGCCCAAAAGACCAGCCGCCCCAACACCCGCACGGTGCAATTCGGCGACGGCTACCAACAGCGCCTGCTGTACGGCATCCCTTCGCACATGAATCCGAAGGAGTGGAACCTGACTTGGGAAGTGTCCGAAACCGACGCCGACACCATCGAGACCTTCCTGAACGCCCGCGCCGAGGATTCCGCCAGCTTCGACTGGACGCCACTAGACGAAACCACGGCATATAAGTGGATTTGCCCAGAGTGGAGCAAGACCATTCCCTATAACAACCGTGCCACGATCACAGCCACCTTCCGCCAGGTCTTTGAGCCCTAATGGCGATTCCGGTTTCTGAATTACAGAAGATCAACCCAAGCAGCATCATTGAGCTGTTTGAGCTTGAGCTGTTTGCCAACATCCACGGCAGCGCCTTCACCTACCGCTTTCATGCTGGCACCAACGCACTGACGACAAACGGCGACATCGTTTGGGACAGCAATACCTACAGCAAGTTGCCCATTGAGGCTGAGGGATTTGAGTACAACGCCGAAAGCGGCAGCCTGCCCCGTCCGACAATCCGCGTCGCCAACCTGCTGGGCAGCATCACAGCAATTCTGCTTGACGTAAATACCACCACGGCAGGCAACGATCTGACTGGTGCCAAGCTGACCCGCATTCGCACCTTGGTGCGTTACATCGACGGTGCAAATTTCACTGGCGGTACCAATCCTTACGGCACCCCAGACACCACTGCCAAGCTGCCTTCTGAGATTTATTACGTCGCCCGTAAGGTCACAGAAACCAGAGATCTTGTTGAGTTCGAGTTGTCCGCAGCTTTTGACCTCGCTGGTGTTCGCGCCCCCAAGCGTCAGTGCAGCGCCAACCTTTGCCCGTGGATTTACAAGGGTTCCGAGTGCGGTTACAGCGGCAGCAGTTATTTCGACGAGAACGACAAAGCGGTGACGGCTTCTGCCGACGACAAATGCGGCAAACGCTTAAGCAGCTGCCAAGCACGATTTGGCTCCACTGCTGAATTGCCTTTTGGTGGCTACCCCGGCATTGGAGCATTTAACGGATGAACCCGACCGCTAAGGCTGCAGCATTGGAACACGCCAAGGCGGAAGATCCACGCGAAGCTTGCGGTTTGCTGGTGGTCATCAAGGGTCGCAAGCGCTATGTCCCATGCCGGAATCTGGCAGAGGGCAATGAGTTTTTCATTCTTGACCCTGTTGATTACGCCGCCGCCGAAGACAAGGGCGAAGTTGTTGGCGTGGTGCATAGCCACCCGGTCACGCCACCGATTCCAAGTGAGGCTGACAAGGTTGCTTGCGAGAAATCTGGCTTGCCCTGGTACATCGTCAACCCCAAAACCGAGCAATGGGGCGAGCTGTCGCCTGAAGGCTACAAAGCACCTCTGATTGGGCGGTCATGGGTTTGGGGCGTCAGCGATTGCTGGACGCTGGTCCGCGACTGGTACGGCGAGCAAGGAATTGAATTGCCCGACTGGGATCGTCCGACGACTCCAGAAGAGTTCAACCAAAACCCAATGTTTGATGACTGCTGGCGTGAGGCTGGCTTTTACGAGGTGGACATTGCCGAAATGCAGGCTGGCGACGCCATGTTGATGGCGATTGACTCCAACAAACTGAATCACGTCGGCGTCTACATCGGTGACCAGCTGGTGTTGCATCATTTACGTGGTCGCCTGTCCAGTCGTGACTTATTGGGCGAGTGGCTTTTAAAATGCACCGGTAGGGTCTTGCGTTATGGAAAAGGAAATTAGGCTCTACGGACCACTGGCCAAGTTCATCGGTCAGCGCAAGTTTTTAGCGGAAATCAGCAGCGCAGGCGAAGCGGTCAGGATGCTGCTGGCTAATTTCCCCGGACTGGAACGCCACATGGTAGACCAGCATTACAAGGTAATAGTTGATAACTACGAAACTGATTTAGATGAGATCCACTATCCCGCTAGTCAAACAATCAAGATCGTTCCTGTACTGGGCGGTGCTGGTGGTGGGACGGGCAAGATTTTGGCTGGTGTCGCCTTAGTTGCGGCTGCGATACTTGCCGGTCCAGCCGGATCTGTCTTTGGCTTAGGCGCGGCATTCGGACAAACTGCAACATTTGCAGGAGGCATTGTTGGTGGTGCCTTTGCAACCGCGGTCGGCTCAATCGGTGTCGCCCTGGTTTTGGGCGGTGTTTCACAGCTGCTATCACCTACGCCTCAACTGGCTCAGATTGGTCCAGCTTCTCAGTCACTAGGCGGCGGGCGCACTACAACAACAGAAGGCACTGAAATGGACCCGCAAGAGTCCTACAGCTTTAGTGGGATTCAGAACACCAGTCGCCAAGGGACTCCCGTGCCTGTGGTGTATGGCGAAACTATCGTGGGATCGGTGGTGATCTCCGCTGGCATCGACGTTGACACGATCTGACATGGCGAAGAAAAAGCAGAATCAGATCATCGGCGCAGGTGGTGGCGGCGGCGGTGGTAGTCAACCAGTCGTACAGCAAACGGTCGTTGTCCAGCAGTCAGCACCCCCAGCTGTCAGAACGCCAATCCGCACGGCGGACAATCTGGCGTCTACTGCCTTTGGCAATATTCTCGATTTGCTTTGCGAAGGCGAGATCGAAGGATTCCCGTCTGCGCGTGATTACACCCGTGGCACGGATAATTACAACAAAGCACTGCTTAAAGATGTTTATCTGACTGATACGCCAATCCTGCGATCTGGCGCTGATGTAAC